AAAAAGATGTAGAAAACTAAAGGAAAATATATTAAAACCCTGCAGCCAGACTCAAGTTAAGTTATGAGCCTTTTTAAGTTTATTTTAAACTTGGAAATACAGAAAATAATTAAAACTGTAAGATAGATGTAACAACTTGAGCTTCGCCCCGTGTTGCTGAACGGGCTAACCTTGAAGGTTAGGAAAGTAGGGGTTCATCATTCACCTCCACTAATCTTCTTAATGGGTTGAATTTGGCCAGTCCTACCACCAGTTACCTCTGTCATCAGAGTGGAACTGGTACCTCTCCGGATTTCGTCTCTCATTAGACTGATTTCTTTTAGAGATGCTCCGGCAGTCATCTCTTTGTCTGTTGGGTTCCTAACAAGCCCTTCCACTGGTTGTAGAGCTGCTGCACTAGTAACAGCCTCAAAGAAGTCAAAGGCAGCGAACTTCGCACCCTCAACAACTTTCCTCCTCTGCCAGTTAGCGGGGGGTATGTCGTTCTGTATCCCATAATTCCAGATCACCGGCGCATATTTTGAACAAAAGCTACGTAGAGAACAGTAACTYCTAATAGTGCTCGCCAGATCTTCCAATTCAACATTGCAGTTTGACCGCCCGATAAGCTTTGTTTTGTCACTTGAGCTGTTGTGGTAACAGTACCAGACAACATCAAAAATGCAGTTAAACGTTTCAGCCTCAGGAACTTTGAGGTGCTCAACCCAGTCGGCAGCAATTGCCTTGACGGCATCATCTGTGGCAATGTTGAGAGTAATGGGGTCAGCCTCCTTAATCTTGCTGATAAAATCCTTGTTAGGGCTTGAGGTGGGATTCTTTGGATCAAAAGTGACCCTTCTTCTTCTGGATCTGAGCACCTCCATATCGCTCTTTTTCTGAGGCTGGCCGCCCGTTCTTCTGTTGTTAAGAGGCGTCCTCTCCTCCGCCTTCTTTGGGATCTTATTTCCTGAACTATCAAGCTTGAATGATCCATCCTCATTGGTTTCGTACTCGTCAGCCATAGTTATTAATCAATTAAGCTCAAACACACACTTTTAAATTCAAAATGAAGTGATTAAAAACCTAAGCTATGTGAATGAGGCTTGAGATTGGTTAACAGATTACTGAGTTCAGGGGTGATTTCACAACCTGTAACCACTGCTCTCTCGCCAGTTATGACAACAGTGCACACGCTACCTTTATTGGAATTAAACAACATGATGATGCAAGCAGTGATGCTGAATGCGATTAGACCTACCATTACATTTAGAGAAAACATAAATGAGAAAACTAAGTAAACAAACCAAGCAAAAAGCTAAAAACTTATGTGAGGAATACAGAGGGCTTATACTTGATCTCTCAATGCAATTCAAACCGTTGTAATTAACAGCTTTTGTTCCATCTCGATATGAGCCTCCATGTGGCAAAGAATGAATATTGTCTCCAACAGTGGGCAGATAGTTGGCCTTGAAAGTTGCACACAAGAGAGCGAGTGATATTCCAGCAGCTGCAAACAACAATGGTCTCGAAAAATCGGTGGGTGGTGTTAAACTCATCTAGGGCTGAAGGATTGTCAAACTTTTTGATGCTCTGGTGAGAGCCACATAAAGGTCTGGTCCAACAATCTCCTGCAAATCAGAATGAGCTGATATGAAGGTAACGTGCTCGAATTCTGCCCCTCTAAGATCACAAGGGTGGTGAAATTTGGCTGAATGTTTATTCAGCAGGTCCTCAACCTCTTTCTCAAAGCAGATAATCTCACCACGAATTTCTCCACCAAATATTTTTCCAAATATGAGCTCAGTATCTTCCTCACGACCAGAAACAATCTCAAAGCCTAATAGGTTAAGGTATTTACAAACCGAAGGACCAAACCTATAAGTACAACTATTAATGAAATGAGCAGTAAGTGGCTTGCGGAAGTTCTGATAAGGATCGGAAAGTAGCAAATCAAAACCCTCGTAAGAAGGTCCAGAAAGATACTCGTCGAGAACGTTGAATCCCGGTTGTAGTGGTTGTAGAGCTTTTTCAACACCACGCCCAGCAAGATTTGCGGGTCTAACAACACCGTAAGACTGAGCACTAAACTCCTCAAAATCAAGCAAACTTTTGACAAAAGTTGATTTCCCGCAGCCAGGCACACCATGCACAACAATAGGAAAACTAAGTGAATAGGAAGTCCTAGAAAAGCTAGCATCTAATAAAAGACCATGCACAACCTCCATTAACCAAAGTTTCTATCAGGGCTTTTGCAACTCTCACCTTCTGAGAAAAATTCAAGAGCATTTGAACTAAACAAGCTTTTATGCTGTAGGAAAGTCCTCACACAAAAGTAATGAGCATCCAATTCTTTTTCAGACATTATAGAGATCAGCCTATCACCTAAATTATAGGCGTGGGAAACTTCTATTGCATAATTGTCAATGCATTCATTGAAGTTACCTTTCTCTAGAGCAATAGGGATTCTCTCTTGCACAAGTTGTGGTCTCTTTATAATTCCGAAAGGACCCAATCGCCATCCACAGAAAGTTGGTTCAGTTGTGTGTTGCATTTTGGCTTTTAAAGTCATTCTGTCAAGAACATGCTCATACTCTTTCTTTTTCCTCAGTAGCTTGTTTGCACACATATCATCTCCAGCAAAACAGATGGATTCTCGGCCATTAGTTTCATACCTCATGAAAGTGAACACCATATTGGCCAGAGTGTTGAAGAGGAAGGTGCCAGCTTCGCCAGTGAACCTCATCACAGCAAATTGACCCAGTTTTGAATGGGTGTTGAACTTCAAGTGCTTGTAATCCTCAATAAGATCCCTGGGCAAATTTAGATAATTCATGAGACTCACTTCAAATGCCAAAATGTTTGCATCCTGTGAAGAGTCAAAAGCCTCATAGTCTGATTCAGTGCACATGCCAGAAAAATTACTGTTAATCACCCAATCCCGGAGATCATCAAAATTCTTTCCAGAATGGATGTACAAATTCCTTGGGAGGGCATCAAAGACCTTCTTCTCAATGTATCTAATGTATGGGGCCAGTCGGCACAAAACATTGTGATGGAAACAGGCCAAAGTTTGGCCCGCCTTGGCATCCCTGAATCTATTATCAAATTTGGTACACAACTGGCTCTTCATAAAAATTAAGGCCTTCTCAATTTCCCAGTCTGGGTCTGAACGTCCACTGTGGTTCTCCAAGGTGGCCATTGATTTTTGCAATTTCTTTTCCTCAAAATCATTTCTTGCCTCCTCAAAGAGCCTATGATCAAAATTTGGCTTCAGCCTGACTTTGTTAAGAAAAACCTTAAGCATCGTGTCGCCATAAGGAATGGCAGACATGAACTTTTGCTTCTCCTTTGCTGGAAGCGAGAATTTTAACCTCTTTCGTGCAGCCATGACAAAGGTAGCTGTGTCCCCTGCTTTGTGCCTTGGGTAGATTGCTTCAAAATTATCTGGAGCAGCAGTGAGAATCTTACCCCTACCCTTGTGAACCTCAGCAAATTGTTCAGTCACTATGGTATCAATTCTGTGCTCTCTAGCCTCCTTAACTTTGAGTTTTGATTGAACTTCAGCAAATGTAGCACCCATAGAACCAACAGGACAATGAACCTTAATTTTGATGTCTTTTAGATTTTCAACAGAAATTGGTTCCTCAACTGGCCTCACCTCCCGTTGCCCAAGAAAGACCTTGGTTTTGAGCCATGGGTCACCAGAAAGTCTTGCTTCCCTATCAACTTCATCACTCCCAAGCCTTTGAAATTTCTTTGAAAAGATCGGATCTCCGGGGAGTAAGCTGCGTAGGTCATTAAAGGTGGCGGTGCCTGTAAAAAACTTGTGAACTACACCACCAACCATTTGTGTGCAGAATTCAGGGAGAGAGAGTCCGGAAAGGTTGACAAAAGACATGTTGATTTTTGCTCTCGATAAGGCCACAACCCATCTCCTTTCATCAACAAGCATGCTATCCTGGGTGAGCAGCACACAAACATAATCAAAATTCATTCCAGTGCTTTTCCCAAAAGTGTACACAAGAACATTTCTCCCCATATTTGCCTTCACCACAGTCTTTTCGGTAAAGGAGCTGACCAAAAAGGTTTTGATTTTAGGGGAGAGGTAGTCATTTTTGAAGTCTTTAAAAGAGCTAAACACGGCGTACTCTTCTTTCTCCAGGGTCATTCTGCTTTGATCGAAGGTGCAGGGTAATCTCCCCAGGAACATCGGATTCCGGAACCTTTTAGATTCACTGAGGTAGACATAACGCTTGTTATCCAGTAAAACATCGAGACAACCCCTATCTCCAATAAATGCCATTCTGTCATCTGCAGAATCATAACTACTTTGAGCAGGGTCTCCCATAACCAAGATGGAGGCATCTGGCCCAGCAATCAGACACACAAGATCCAGATAACCAGGTGGTAAAAGTTGGGTTTCATCAATAAAAATTCTGACCTTCTTCAGCATACCTGTTTTCTTGAGAGCAACTTCAAATGTGGCAACCTCAGTTGAGGCCTTCTTTCCTTTACTCCTCGCTTGAACCAAATCTAGCATGTTAATAAATTGTTCTTTCAAGCTCCTCCTGGGTGAGATGATCAGATTTTGATACCCCAAATTGTGTCTAAGTAATTCAATAACATTGTGACTCTTTCCGGACCCAAAAGTTCCAACAATAGCCCCAATTTTCCTTTCATCAAAGCAGAGCTTGTTGGTGTCTGCCAGCCAGTCATACTGCCCAGATATTATCTTTGAATTGATCACACCGGTCTGACCACTCAAGAAGGAATTTGCTAACTTCTTTGCAGCAATCAATGAAGGTGTGAATGGAATGACATTTGCATTTCCTCTGAGGAAAGTTTCATACTGCTCGATTGGAATTGTCTGACCACCACTTGGAGCTTTGAATGAACCGAGATTGGTTGAGGCCTTTACTCCAGGACTGAAAGAGAAATGGTCCTGTTCCACTGTGAATTTTGCAGACCTGGAACCATTAGCATTCAAAATTCTTGACTTCTCCCCATCGCTAACCTCGGCACAAATGTCAAAAACTTTAAAAATTTCTTCCAAGAAGAATTCTTGAATGCCAAGCCCACTCATCAACTCATGAAGAAGCTCCTTGGAGCAGTTTGCACTGAGAACACTTAGCACTTTGGTGGGGTTCTGCTTCAAAAATTCACTGATGGCACGAATCACACAACCCTCTTTTGGAACAGCTAGATCAAAGTGCTGGACCCGTTGATTCAAAACGAGATAACCCAATGAGATTTTTTCATTAGAAGAATTGAGAGGTTCTACAACCACCCAGCCAGAGTGTTTTGATTCAACCAGTTTGATAATCAGCTTGATGTTCATGAGAAAACATGTGGCAGTGATGGAGGCATTGGAAGCATAAACTTTTGCTTCCATTTCATGCAGAAAATCCTTCATGTGTTTTTGGTCCACACACCCCTCTTCAATGGCTCTTTCTTTAACCAAATTCTTCAGTTCAAGAGCATCAAGGCCAAAAATTGAGGAAACGGCGTGCCAGAAACAATCCCCATCAGCCTTCACTGGAAAGACAGAAAGGCTGCACTTTGCAGAGTCAGGCGCTGAAGATATTGAGCACTTGTTCATCTCCTCATAGTAACTATCATCTTCCTCGTTGCCACTACCATTATTGTTTCCTCCATCAGCACCAGCATGCAGAGTTGCTCCGCTCATGGATCTCGCCTGCTTCCTGAGTGTGAGTGAAATACGCCCAGCTGAGGTGCAGCTAACTCCATGTTTGAATTTTTTTTGGAAACCATTAGGCATCAGCAAATACTCACCATGGCTAAGTGTGATTTCAAGAAATTTGGATGGATCTGCTCTCTCCAACCCCTTTGCACCATCAGCAGTGAAAATTAAAGTAGCTGTGCCAAAGAGATTAACAGTCATGACTTCATGCTCATCATCATAGCAATCCTCATCATCCTTGTGAAGCCCCAATTTGGCGGATTTTTCATACTTCTGAACCAAACAGGAATTGAACCTATCCCCATAAATTTCCTCAAAAGCGGATGGCCAGCCAGAGGACTGGTAAGTCACCGAATTGAATCCATAGGCAAAACCTCCTCGGGAGAAAAAAAGTGCCTTTCTCCCATTGTGAGAGTGACCATCATTAAAACTGAGACTCCTGATAAATTCAATGACGCCATGATCACCAAATGGCCCAGTCTTGATGATGCTTGAAATAAACAGGTCACTGCTGGCAAGGACATTATCAGTGGGTTCAGACACAGCAGTTGCCTCAGGGGTGGCAAGTAGCTCCCCAAATTTTGAGGTAGTTTTACTTGTTTCAGGTGGGGTCTCACCTTTGGTACTGACAACCTCCGACTTAGGTTCTTCGTTCTTCTCAATGGCTTGAGTGGAACACTTTTCTCTTTCTGAGGGAATCTTATATGGTTTTTGTTCCTCATTAAGGACAGGAGCTTGTTTGGTTACAACTTCTTTTTTCATTTTCCAGAGCTCCTGCTGCAGGCCAGAGGTTTTTGTGAGAGTGCTGGAAGGTGGACATTCAGAACTGATGCTCAACAATTCACTAACTACAGAGGAAAAATTGCTTCTAGCCCTCTGATCCTTCTTGTCTGAGGGATTTTCAGAAATGGGATCATACCTTAGCAAGCCCCTAAGACTACCACCCAATCTTAATCTTTTCATGACTTCATTTTTAAGTGTAGCTTTGAAGCTAAAAGAATCCATCAGATTGGCCAGACGAGTCAAAGAAAAGTACCTATCATCATGAAGACGAAAAAGTTTGAGGCCCTTCTGACTAAGACTCTTTTTGAGTGATAGTAATGATGTATAGTAGTCCGCCTCAGTTTTTCCAACCCAGGTACTGATAAATAAAGTGACTAACCGCCTAATCAGATTAGGGTGAGGGTTTGAAAAAACTGATTGTGATGCATGAAACAAGCAGTCTGGGTAAGCAGTGCTATTGAAGGATTGAGACTTTGAGAATTGCTTGTAGATTGGATCACCATCCCTTTCCCTGGCCTCTTCCTCCTCTATGAAGCTATTTTTGAAGCTGAATCTTGAGTAGGTGCGGCACTTGACTGTAAAGCTAAAAGGTTCAATTTCTTCGATAAATTTACCAAGGCTATAACCCTTAAAGCTCTTGAAGAATCTCTGCATGTACCTGGGAAGCACCTCAATGCAGGCTGAGCTTAGAAAGTTTGAGAACTTTTGCCCGATCAAGTTAAATTTTTCATGGTTCTCCAAAATGAATTGGACAAAATCTTCAATAAAGCGAACCTCAAAACCCGTAGGTTCATCAACTAGCTGTCTATGCTTTGCCATTCCGGATTGAAGATCTGGCTTTTTAAGAGTTCGAATATATTTGAAGACAGACAAAATGACCTCATAACGGACTGGAATAATGTCGTCAGAATTGCCGCCAAGGTAATTCAATCTGCGAATTGACACTGCGTCGAACTCACTGTAGACCCTGAACTCCTCATTCAGAAGGTTATCGCGATTAATTATAACTAAGCAGTGGCTATAAATGGAATCGCGAACCTGAACTGAGTAAACTCCTTGTTGAGTAATGATCTTGTTGTACTTGAGGATTTGCCCAGCAGCAAGGGGTTGTTCATAAGATTCGGCCCAAACTCCATCAGGAGCATATATTAATTTGTCTCCTTGAATTTTAAAGTCATAAGCCCAGGGGTTGAGACTTCGGTCTGAACCAGCAAGAATTTCAGTTGGAAACACGAAGGATCCAATCAAAGTTTTGGCTCGTGTGATCTCAAGGAAGTCCACAATGTCCCTCATACTCCAGTAATGAAGTTCATCATAAAGGAAAATCTGGGCATCCTGAATGCGACCCTTATCGAAAAGAACCCTTGGGAGAAGGCTTTGAACCCCAGCAGAGAGGTTCACTTCTGAAAAATCAGTCTTCCAATTGGATTTGGCCTTTTCAAAGTGGAAGCTTGGACCATACCTTTGGATATCATGGGAGGTAACACATCTATTCACAGCTTCTAAAAAACGCAATTTTTTTTCTTTTCTCAAAACGCTAAGTTTATTGTCCTTAATTCCTACAATTAAAAAATCCTCATTAATATAATTAGGCAACTTAATATTAATTAAGTGGGACTCTATAGTTTTACTTACAGGATGACTGTGAGTCTCATAAGAGAAGGGTGAAAGGTAGAAACCCCTTTCAGAGAGCTTCTTCTTGGCATAGGCAGGCAGATGGAAATGGAACAGGTTGTGGTAGTCTGCTTCCAACTTAGAGAAGTTGGAAATGGCAGAAGCACCGATTCTGCTAGCCTCTTCAGAGGAAAATTGAGCTAAAACGTTCTCAGCGGGGGTAATGGTGTGCAAGGCCATTATAGGGTTGTAGATTGTGCTTTCTGGACGGGATGGTCAAGAAAGGGCAGACTGCAAGCCTATTTGCTAGGGCAGATTGTGATAATCTGTGCTAGTTTTGGTCAGATTGTTCTC